AGGAACAGAAACTTGATATACCAAACGATAATTTGTTCCAGCACCAGCAGCAGCGCTGTTTATAGCCACAGTTACGGTTGCAGTAGATGCCGTTACGTTTGCCGCAACAATGTTGTCAATTTTATTTACTGTACCAGCAGCAGGAGTAAGCGCAGTCCAAGTTGTAGCCGATGTGGTGCTAGGGATTAAATAGGACGTATTGCCGTAAATGGAGCTTGTATTAATAAGATTTGGGTTTGCCATAATTAATATCCAAAAACAATTGACATAACAATAGCCCGGTTAAAAGGCACTGCTCTTGCTGACGGGTAAGTTACAAAAACATTCTTTGTGCCTGCGGAGAAAGTAACTAAAGACCCAGAGTTGCTGGAAGAAATTACGGTGGTTCGGGATAGCGTTGTACCGGATGCTGTATACGTTCCGATACCAACCTCCCACTCTGTTCCGCCTGCAATAGTGTAGTAGGTAGAGTTCCCATCACCAACAGAAGAAAAAGACTGAAAACCGGAAACGGCTCCGGCAAGCGTGACCGTACCTGTACCAGTCGTCGTGGTTGTTTCTTGAACCCGGTCAGCAAGAACTAGCGCCATTTACGCCCCTATGTTGAGTTGTCAACCAAGACCCAGCCCGGAGTTTGGCTATCCGCAATTGTAGACCAGCCGGGAGTCTGCGTGTTGCTTATTGCGGCCCAGCTTGAGGACTGCGCGTTACTGATTGCCGTCCATGCCGCCGTTTGCGCATCGTTGATATTTTGCCAGTTTGCGTTCTGGCTGTCATCTATTATTACCCAACTTACCGGAATTATGGTTCCAACCTGTCCTGCTGCGCTGACCCCCGTTAAGGCTAAAGATATCCCAACACCTACAGAACCTACCGACCCTTGTGCCCCAACACCGATTAATGTAACAGGTATTATTGGTAACAAAGTTCCCACATTACCCAATGCCTGAACACCTGTAAGTGCTTTAGAAACTGCTTGAGAGGTAGCAACGGAACCAACACTTCCCGATGCTTGTACGCCAGTGAGCGCCCTAACTAAGTCTTGTGATGCGGTGACGGTTCCAACTGCACCCGCAGCTTGAACTCCCGTAAGTGCTTTGGAAACTGCTTGTGCTGCGGTAACAGACCCAACATTACCTGTTGCCAAAAATCCAGTAATTGATACAGAAACTGCCTGTGAGGTAGTGACTGTGCCAACGTTTCCAGCGGCCTGAACTCCAGAAATAGCCCTAGATAAAGCTTGAGATGCGGCTACGGAACCTACGCTTCCCGCAGCTTGGACACCGCTAATTGCAACTGAAACTGCTTGTGCTGTTGTAACTGTACCGACGTTACCAGCCGCCTGTACTCCTGTCAGGGAAAGCGAAATATTGACACTCTCCGTACCAACTAATCCCGCCGCTTGTACCCCCGTAAGCGCAACAGAAACAGCTTGATCTGCGGTAACTGTTCCTACACCGCCTGCCGCTTGAACTCCCGTAAGCGCTACAGAAAATGACTGAGATGCAATAACTGAACCAACGCTACCACCCCATACGCTCAATCCCCAAGGATTAGCACCCCAAGTAGCCTGAGTTCCTAGCGCTTCTACGCCGGTTAAGGCAATTGAAATTACTGGGGAGGCTGTAATAGTGCCCGTACTACCCGAAGATTGAACACCTGTTAAAGCTATAGATATATTGACACTCTCCGTGCCAACTAATCCCTCTGCCTGTACTCCAGTAATTGCCTTTGAGACTGCTTGAGATGCGATGACTGTTTCAACAGCACCAGATGCCTGAACTCCAGTAAGAGCTTTAGAAACAGCTTGAGAGGCAGTGACGGAACCTACTAAGCCTGCTGCTTGAACGCCAGTGAGAGCTTTAGAAACAGCTTGTGATACTGTGACGGTTCCAACAGCACCAGACGCTTGCACTCCTGTAAGTGTTTTAGAAACTGCCTGTGATGCGGTTACAGTTCCGACAGCACCAGATGCTTGAACGCCAGTAAGTGCTATGGAAACCGCTTGGGATGCAACAACCGATCCGACAGCACCAGACGCTTGAACGCCTGTAAGCGCCCGAGAAACGGCTTGGGATGCAACAACCGATCCAACAGCGCCAGACGCTTGAACACCTGTAAGCGCAACAGAAACTGCCTGTGATGTAGTGACTGTTCCAACAACACCAGATGCTTGAACTCCAGTGAGCGCCTTAGAAACAGCTTGAGAGGCAGTGACTGTTCCTACGCTACCAGACGCTTGGACTCCAGTTAGTGCAATAGAAACGGCTTGGGATGTAGTGACTGAACCTACATTACCAGATGCCTGAACTCCTGTGAGCGCAAATGATCGAGATGCGGTAACTGAACCGGCGTTACCCGCAGCTTGCACCCCAGTGAGTGCAATCGTAGTTCCAGCAGACCCACCCCAAGGGTCAGACCCCCAAGTACCGTACCCCCATGTACCCGGAGTTGGGACTATAGTGGTATCGCCAGTAGCGCCAAATGGCGCTCCGGCAAAGGGGGTTATACCAAACATGGCCTACACGGCGTATAGCCGCGCCCCACTATTAAGTTGTAGCCAAACGCAACAAAGCAGTCGTAGTGGTATTAGAAGGCATCGTCAGGGTCAGAGTACCAGCAGTGATGGTCTGCGCGGTAAAGGTATGAACACTGATAGCCTTATTGCTCTGTGTAGAGTTATAAATCAAGACACAATCAAACGAAGTGCTTAGCGTTACGGTTGTGTACACAATACTTGCGGAGGGCGTCCAATACCCTACACCCGCCGTAGAAGACGCATTGGTAGAAGTTGGAGCCGTTGCATTAGTTACCGTCACGCCACCAGCAGTGTAATTAGTACCAGATACTTCACCAGTTGTGTTGTAAACAGTAGTACTAGCATCTTTTGTGGCAGAGGCCAAGTACAGCGCGGCTTTTACCGTGTCCGTAGTAGGCGCGGTCAAGCTGGTACGCGAGACAATAGTAGAAGCGCCAAGCTGATGTTGGCCCAGCATTAGTTCACCAAGGAACGATGTACACATTGATTGGGTATTTGCCATGATATTTCCTTAAAAAGATGCAGCTTCTCCACCCGCAAAGGTGGGTATTTTCTTCAATGTGACATGCGCTGACCGGTGAACCAACTCGCCGTCAAGCCAGTACTCAGTCCAAACCGTTGATTCATTATCGTTGTTAACTTCGCCTGAACGGTGTTCCAACAAGGAATCGTCCATATCGCCTTTGGTGGTAGTGACTATCAATTTGAACTCCTAATAAGTGCAGTGGTTGAGGTATTAGCTGGCATGGTGATTGTAAACGTGGTGGCTGATGTTTTGTCAGACCCAAAGTCCAAAACCGCTACAGACTTGTTGCCCTTGGAAGCGTTGTAAATCAAAGCGCACCGGGCCGTCAAAGCTGCTGTCCAAACCACGTTATCCCAGTTTGCGTAGGCCGTATAGCCCGATGAACTAATAGCCACTCCAGTCATGACTTGACCGCCAGCGGTGTAACCTGTGCCAGAAACTTCATTGGTCGTGGTATATACCGTGGTATCTGCATTCAAGTCAGCCAATGCGGTGTACAGAGCAACCTTAATCGTGTCTGTGGACAAGTCGTGGATAGCCTGATACAACTCCTTCTTGAAGCTGGTAGTCTGGGTTTGGACTATGCTCATGTAACCGCCTGTCTATATTGACCACTGCGGTATGCGTCTTGGCGTTCCATACCGTCACCCAAGCGTTTAGCTAATCCAAGGGCTTCTTTGTACTTGCCGTCATACAACGCAATTAAATCTTGCTCGCCCTTCATAAAGGTGTAGGCTTCTACCAAAGCGCCATAAAGCAAAACGCTGTCAAAGTTGTCGCCCAGCCAAGTAGTTGCAGCCGTGGTAATTGACTCAGGATAATAGTAGTAATGCAGTTCTGCGGAATATATCGTGTCTGGCGTTGGGCCAAGGATAAAGCTCAACTCGTTGGAAATTGTGGAGCCTGCTACTGTTGGGCCAAACAAAGCGTAGTACTTTGGAGTCCCTGTACTTGTCGGGCTAGGGTATGCCTCACGCATAAAGTTCACATCTTTATTGAGCAGAAACGTGTACTCCCCGCCACCATACGGAAATACTGCCAATGAGTAAGGAGCTAAAAAGTCATCTGGGCAAGACAAGTACTTGTTGCTGGCAGTCACCGTTCCGGTCACGTTTTTGCGCAACGAGGGAAACTGAACTGAGTTGTATATACGTTGCTCGGCCTGCTGGATAAACCGGTTAATCTGAGTCGTAGACGATACAGTAGACGAATCCGCAAGGGTAATCGCCGGAAAGTTATTTTCCGTATAAGTCTGTATCGCCGCCGAAAGCTCAGAATAGTTCATGCCATTGGGCCTCTTGCCATCACGCCTTTAGTAGCACACCCAGTACCACGGATTTTGATGCCGTCGGTTTTGGTTGGCTTGTCGGGGCCATTGTTGTACATACCAACACTCATGCGCATGTTAGCTGTACTGGATAACTCCGAATCTTTTCCGGGGTTTGAAGAAATCTTCATGGCCTTGCCATCCATTGTATGCGGTTGAGCATAAACAGCAGCAGAGCCAACTTCTTTGCCATCTCGTTTCATACTGTAGGCCATGATTTACCCCGTTTTCTGGTTATCTGCACGAGACATATTACGGCCCACGCGCATGCGGTCTTCACTGGTAGGGCCACCTTTTTTGAGCTTCAGGGTTGTGCCCTTACCGCCCTTGTGTTCTTGCGCATCGTGCTGCTTGAACGCTTTTTTAATCATGGCCTTATCTTGCGCCATATCACTTTTCATGTCTTCTTTAGCCATTATGGACTCCTATGAAACCGTTACTGCACCAACACTTGTAGTTCCAACCAAATAATTAGGGGTTAGAACCGCATCAAACTGACTAGACCCACCAACCGGAGCCCAGCCCCACTGGATGTCCCTTGAACCACCGGTTAAGCTACCCGCACTATTAACGCCTGCCGTTATGTATGTACTGTCATGGCGAGGATTACGCACAGCTTGTGGATCGTCAACCGGATACATGCCCAACTGCAACTGCGGCTGGTCGGGATCCCAACAAGACCGGCATACAAGCAAATTGTACGTCTTTGTCTTGATAATTTCCTTACGTAATTCAGTTAATTTGAACTGCGCACCACACCTGTCGCACATGGCAATACTATTCTTGCCGGATGCAAACCTATTACCCATTTCAAGCTCCGCCTCCGATATAGGCTTGACGCGGAACAAACCGCACAGACGCCTTCTCGCGGTCTTCGTCGGATGCTAACTGCCATGCCTCATCGTACTGCTGTTTTAGGATGTCCAGCCGCTGAGCGCCATTGGGGACTTTAAGCGCCAAGTAGTAAGCTAGCCCAGCTACCATGCACGGCAAAAACCGGAAAGGGACATCCATCGTGTTTACACCACCGCCTGCATCATTAACACGGCGCAAGCGCCAGTAAACAAACTGGTACGTCTGGGAGTTATCAGGAGTGGGCCAAACAGTGATAGCGGGGAGGTTCTGTACGTATACCCCATCCCCCGCAGTGTGGGCCGCAGCAGTCGTGTTGTTCTGGCCCCGGACGCAGTTAGTTAGGGTATTTCCTGATATGTAGCCATACCCAATGGTCTCTGAACCAATTAAGATAAAGCCGGTAGAAGGCAAACTTGCGGCAGAAGTTACCGCAATTGTCGTGGCGGTGGAGGTAATTGTTGCACTAATTGTGGTTCCCACCGACGAGGTCTGTCCATCCAAACGCTGAATCCAAACTTGAATAGGTCTAGCTTGTTGCAGCTTGTTGGGGATGGTGGCATAGGTAGAAACACTAATCCGCGTAATGGTCAGGTCAGCTTGGGTGGACGCACTGCCTGCGCCTGTACGTATTACATGCTCAAGCAAATCTACTGTGTCTGTTGGTAGTGGATAAGTGTTCTGGCCCGGAACCAGATTAATAGTTCCTTGGTCAAACGTCCACATGTTTACACCACGGTTGGCCCAATCGGCAAATAGCAAGTTCAATGACCGGCGGGCAGTGCGCAGGTCGTACCCCGAACGCATTTCGGAACCGGCACGTTCAAACGCTTCCTCCACGATTTCCGTGAGGTCAAGGTTGAAATTAGCGACTCCAGAAACGGACATTATTTCATCCCTTTAAGGGTCTGTGCTAAGCGGGCGCGTTGCCCCATCTTACCCGGTGCTTTGGCTGCTGCGGCTAGTTTTTTTGCCGGTATAGGCTTGTCGCATTTAACTCCAAGCTGTGCCTTTAAAGCACCGGGCTTTTTAATTGCCTTTTGAATCCATTTTTCAGCCATTATCTGAACCTCGCTGTTTTTGCTGCCACTTTGGGTGGTTGCTTTACAAACTGTTTTCCTGCCGCTTTACCCACACGTTTTGCTTTGGTAGTAGCTGCGTATTCGGCAGGGCTAAGGGATTTTATAGCGGCTTCAGGTAAGTACCGCTCACCTGTTTTTGACGATGGCTTTCCCGACTTGGTGCGCCATTTCTGGTCACCCCAGTTTTTAAGGGATTGCTGCGGAGCTTTCAATCTCTGTACCCGCCGCCTGCGGCCTTGTACTTCTTGGCTACCAACTGGCTTTTTCTGGCTGACCATTGCCCTGCGCCAGTGCCTTGGGTCGCCGCAGCTTTTACTTGGGACACAATCCGCTTACGCAAACTGGGCTTGGTGTAGTTTCCTGCGGCATTAACCTTACCACCATCTTTGTACTGAGTGAAGTCAGTATCATCCCGGCGGGGCAACTTCTTGCCTTTTGGCATTTTGGAGGGGGAAATACCCCCCATTCCGCGTGAAGCCATCATGGGTTTAGCAGGACATGCCGCCCTTTTTCATGGTCACAAACGTGCCCTTGGTCTTGCCTTTAGAAGCAATACCGTCAGCGCGGGAAGAAGCAGAACCGCCAGCAGCCATCTTTTTCATGCCGCCTTTTTTCATACCCATTTCTTTCTTGTCCATTGCTTTGTCTTTGGTAGACGCTTCAAACTTAGCAAATGGGTTCATTTTCTTTGTAGCCATAGTATCACCACCTTTAGAGAATTTGCGGCCCTTGTCCGCAGTTGAAAAATCTTGCCCCACGGACTGTGGAACTCCTACCTTCTTGGCAAACGACGGCGAGTGGGCTATCGCTTCCATGAAATTGTGTTGCTTTTTGCTACTGCTTGGCATTCTTTTTTACCCACTTTTGCACAGTATCAGTTTCCCAAATCCGAATGCCAGTCCAGACAATCGTAAACAGTGCTGCAATTGCCGGCAACATATCAGCCAAAGTCCCTATTACGGTTGCAATTGACAACGCGTCAACTGCGTATTTCACTGTTTCGTGTTGGTCAGTCATATCAGCACTTCCATCTAGCTAGTGATGCCGCCTTGCGGGTAGGCTTGCCTTTTTCGTCTTTCATCGGCCCGGGCATGCCGGACATACGGGCGCAAAATGACTTCTTACGCGGGCCACCTTCGGGCTGCGGAGCTTTTAAGTTACTGCCTGTTGCAGCATTGTACTTAGCTCTACCTTTTGCGGTCAGCCCAGCCCCTTTAGAGACAGGTAGCTTTTCACCGCGACCTACTGCAAGGGATGGGGTTTTCTTAGCCATTTACAGCCTTCAGTTTGGACTGACGGATATTTTGCATTAGTGGAACTACAGCTTCCTCGTAAAAGTTGCTGGTAAATTCTTCCATGCCAATGTGCGGCAAGCTAATCTCTACGTCAATATATACCTCGTAGCCCATTGCTGTTGCGCGGTCACAGAACAGGTAGTCTTCACCAACGTACTGCCCATCCACAATGTCAAAGTCAAACACGGCAGACATCATTTCGCCTTTGGCTTTGTTTTCGTACAACCACTCAGGGTTGGCTGCAAGCATCTCTTCGATTACACGGCGCTGTATCAACATAAACCCTGTGCCGACACGCTTTACACGCATCAGAGAGCCATCAAATACCAAGTCGCCATTGCCATCAAGGAATAGGTCTGTAAAGAACTTCTTGTCTTTTGCGCGGCGGGGGTAAGCCCCAGCAGAAATATCTTTCTGTCCGCCTTGTGCAAGAAGCCGTAATACATCGTTGGGCTTAACTACAACGTCAGCATCAATAAAAAGCAAATGGGTTGAGTCGGTCTTCAAGAACTCATGCACCAAGGCATTGCGGGCCATAGTGATAATTGAGCAGTTGGAGATGTCCGACAAAAATATGTCCACGCCAAACTTAGCCGCCTCTGGCACTAGCGCAGCCAGTGCAAAAGCAGTCTTAATATTTAGCTTGCCGTCATACGCTGGGATGCCGATAAACAGCTTATTCCCAGACAGACTTGCTTGTTTGACTTCAGCCATAAAAAATATTGCAATATGCTACATTGGACAAGTATGCATAAATTCCGTTAACAGCTATTACTCCATCGTCAGGAATAAATGGGGCATTGTTATACGTATCTGATGCTGCTACGTCATACGACATTAACCACCTGCTTGCATACACCATGCTAGGGCTTGCCGTAATAGTGCCAGAGTTGATATCTGTAACGGTGAACGTGCTTGAGTTTGTAACTGTGACTACGTAGTTTCCATTGGTAGCCGTGCCGCCCGTGCCTGCTGCAAAGTCAATCCCGATTACATCGCCAGTTGCCAAGCCGTGCGCAGATTGCGTAACTGTTACGGTTGTGCCAGAACGCCCATAGGTTGCCGTAGTTACTGGGGCTGTAGTTGTATCAAATAGCGCAACAAATCCAGCGGTTGCTGTTCCGGTAAACGAAATGGCTTTTACTCGGTTACGCCCAAGAACAAAGAACCCACTACCATTTAGGTGTGCCTGTTTTACAGGTGTCTGATTCATAATCAATCTCCTATGAAACAGGGGCCGAAGCCCCTGAGATTAATTACTGTTGACCAGCAGGTTGGGCCATGTTGCCGCTAGAGTCGCGCACTACGTAGGCAACAATAACAGTCACTGCACCGGTAACAGAAGAGCCGGTAGTAGTAAAGGTCAGAGCTGCATCTGTAGCACCAACATTGGCTTGCGTAGGAGTGAAGCCCGCAGCAAAAGAAACTGTAATAGTTCCCGCCGAGGTGATGGTAGATGCGCTAGCAGTATCAACACCCGCAATGCTTACTTTCAACGTAGTAGCTGAAGCAAACAAGGTAGTCGTCAGAATCTGCACCGAGGTAATAGCTGCGCCTGCGGGGATGTATCCAGCGGCAATGCTGCCAGTAGCCACTTGTGCGGCTGTTAGGTCAAAGGTTTGAGCAACAATGGTTGCTCCAGTGTTACGGACTGTTCCAGCAGCAGTGCCGGTGGTGTTTTTAACAGTGCCGAGCAGCCAAGGGCCAAGGTGAGTTGCGAATCCCATGATAAATATTCCTTACATACAAGTGAAGTACATTGATCGGTATGTCGTCTGCCGGGACAGTTCAATGTACCGGAAAGCCCGGTTAGCAGCAATATACACTATTTTTAAGGCTTGTCAATATGCCCTTCAAAGACCCAAAAGTTCACAAGGCAAAGCACAAGGAATACTCTGCAAAGTACTACGAAAAAAACAAGGATGCAGAGAAAGACCGTATCAATGACCGCCGCAGAAAAAAACGCAAGGAGTGGAAGGAGTACAAAGCCAGCCTATCCTGCTCCAGTTGTGGATTTAGCCACCCCGCCTGTATAGACTTTCACCATCCGCCGGGAACCAAAGAGTACAGCGTCAACGACTTGGCGCAAAACGGGAGGTTCAAATTAGCTTATGCAGAAGCTGCAAAGTGCATAGTCTTATGTTCCAACTGCCACCGCATACATCATTACAATGAAAGACAAAAGGAAAAGGGGCATAAGCCCCCTTCCATACCCCAATTGGGTACAAGCCTACCCAATTAAGCAGCGACTTCTTCCTCTGCTGCTTCGTCTTCTGCTTCATCTTCTTCGCACTCGTACCAGTCATCAGACTCTTCGTCGTATGCGTACCAAACTTCGTTCTCTTCGTCAAACCAGTATGCTACGCCTTCTTCGTCGTACTCATACTCTTCATCGGCAAACTCATCTTCAACTTCATCGCCTGCGTCAAATTCTTCTAGGCTTTCTACAAAACCTGCAAGTGCCACGGCTTTCCACAATTCAAACGTAGAAAATTCAACTTTCTCACCAAAACCAAAATCAATTGTCAGCGTAAATTC